GAATACGTCTGTTACCTTATCCATTCTTCAGTGCTTTAACTTCTGCACTCAGTTCTTGTACTGCTTTTAGTAGTGGAATGACAAGGTTAGAATACTTAACCGCCAACTTCCCGTTAACACCTTCGTCTACCAAATCAAAATCTACACCAGCTTCTGTCATTGCTGTCTGCACGTCTTGTGCGATCAGTCCAACATAGTTGGTGTCATTGTCTTCTGGTCGTTCATCGGCTGGAACAGTCACAGTTTCATAAACTGCTTCTTTGGCTTCAACCGCTGGTGATACTAACCTGCGTTCACTCGCTGGAGTGATTACTTTAGTTTCAGTCCAAGCTGCTTTTGAATGTTGAATAACATTAACAACAGTTCGTTCTGGTCTAGCTGGCTGAACTATAAATGTTTCTGTGCGTTCTGGTTCAGCTTCTTGAATGACTCTTGTCTCGGTTCGTTCAGGTTCAGCAGGTGTTACAATGCGAGTCTCTGTTCTTTCAGCTTCCGCTGGAGTTACCACACGAACTTCTGTTCGTTCTTCTTGTGCAGGTGTAATTAGTCTTTGTTCTATTCTTTCTGGTTCTGCTGCTTGAACAACATACTCTTCCATTACTGGAACACGGTGAATCTCTGGAGTACGAACTTCGGCAACAGCTTCTTCAATAACAACTGTCTCCATTACTGGATTACCGTCTTCGCCAACTACACCTTCACCGTTTTCATCAAGAACTTGTTGTTCTTCTGTTACAGCTTCTTTAGTTGGAGTCACACATACGGTGCAGAGTGTTCCGTCTTCGTGATACAAGTCGCAGTCTTCGTAAATTGGTGTGCGTTCAGTACGAGTTACTGATTCAGTAATTTCTTTGCGAACCCACTTGCCGTCTTCTTCAACGATCTCTGTGCGAGTAACATCTTCAGTGACATCTTCTTCAGTATATTTCTGACGCTGCCCGACAATCTCTTCTACCGCTGGAATTATAACGTCTTCATAAACCGCTTCAGTTGCAGGATGAACGATTGTTTTTGTTACCTCCTCAACAGCAGGAATTGTGATTGTCTCTGTTACTTCCTCAACAGCGGGTATTGTAATTGTTTCAGTAACTTCTTCGACTGCCGGTATGACTGTTGTTTCAACAACCTCCTCAACCGCTGGTATTACTTGTTCTTCAGTAATCTCTTCAATCGCTGGATGTTCTATAGTCTCAGTAACTTCTTCTTGTGCTTCTTCCCATACTTCGGGTTGTGCTTCAACAGCAGGTGTTACGAGTTGTCTCCGTTCTGTATCTCTATAGCGACTTAATGAAATTTCTTCGGGCCAATCGGCTGGATTCAACTTCTTGTAGTTAATAGTTGTTAACTTCTCAATAAAATCTAAACCGATATTATTATCAACAACGTCACGTTTTACACGACGATCTGATAAAGAAGAAAACGAACTAACCGCACAATGCAAAGATGCTGTTGATGCGTTACCTAACGTAAATGAGTCTGGCCCATTACCAACAGCTTTGTAGCCAATAACAATTTCGTTATCTGCATTGCTTACGTGTTTACCTGCACTTTCTTGTCCAATATAAATACTGTTGAGTGCTTGAGTCATAGCACCATCAGGTGTAGGTGCAGCAGCAGGATTTGTTTCGTAATAACGACCTGCTTCTTTACCAATCGCAATATTACCGTCAGCAGAACCGTGGTTTAATCCGTATAATGCACCTTCACCGATAGCTACGTTGTTTGATTCACTATCTGTAACAGAATAAAGTGCGTATGCACCTACCGCAACGTTACCTGTGCCAGAACAATCTGCGGCACCCATTGCTTGAGAACCAATGGCTGTGTTTTTAGCGCCAGTTGTCCCTTGTAAAGCACTATGACCTACAGCGGTGCAATCGTCGGCAGTAACAAGTGTGCTACACGCTGCATAACCTAATCCAGTGTTACGGTTACCACCTGTAATTGCGTCACCAGCTTGAAAACCAACAATAGTATTAATGACATTTGCGTTCTGAAGTTTTAACGCTTCATAACCAATAGCAATACAAGAACCAGCACCAGAAGCTTCTGAACCAAGTGCATCGGTTCCTATCGCTATATTGTAATGTTCACCGCCATCTGCTGCATCAAACGCTTGATGTCCTATTACAATATTATCTGTGTTGTCAGTTGCAGCAGCACCTGCATCTCTACCGATAAATACTGATGAGTGACCGCTGGTTAATGCGTAGCCAGCAGATTTACCAACCATTACATTATCGTCTCCAGTAGCAGCACCACTACCAACTGCTGTGTAACCTAAATACACACAACTATTTGGTGTTACAGCGTTAAGTCCGGCTTGATAACCGATAGCTACATTTCTCGGATTTGCTACTGTTAATGCTTTTGAAGCTTGGTATCCAATCGCTACATTTCCATCACCTGATCCAGCGTTTAAGCTTTGTAAAGCTTCGGTGCCTATTGCGATGTTACCTTCTTCACCGCCATTAGCAGATTCAAAAGCGTCTGTTCCTATAATAACGTTGTCGTTATTATTAGTCATCACCTGACCCGCATCCGCTCCAACGACTATGTTTCTAGACCCAGTGCTTAAATCGTGTGCTGCTTTTTTACCGATAATAGTATTACTATCTCCGGTTCCCATCGCAAACGTCAGTGTTGCGTTTGTAGCAGTATTTGCAGCAGCTTGGTTAAGTGTAAAACTTGTTACTCCAGTTTCGTCATTAACTGCCGTCACATATGTTCCAGATTCTGTATGGACACTTGTTACAGTCTGACCAACTTTAATATCAGTATTAGAATCACAAGTTACCGTTGTGCTTCCATTGGTCGTGTCACAAGTGTTGTTGTCGAATGATACACCTTCAGCAGCTTCTGAACCGATCATTGTGTTTGCAAATCCGTGTGCAACAAATCTACCAGCTTGAAATCCAACAAATGTATTATCGGTTTCCATCGAAGACGTTCCAGCTTCGTTACCAATCGCAACGCTTTTAGGATTAGCTACGTTCGTGTGCTTTAACGCTTCAAATCCAACAGCTACACAACCATCACCTTGTGATTGATCCAAACCTCCTAATGCAAATTCACCTATTGCTATGTTCTGGTTCTCTCCACCATTAGCGCGGTTCAAAGCAGCATAACCAATAGCAACATTAGAAGTATTATTTGTAAAATTTTGTCCTGCGTATCCACCCAAGCACACGTTAAACTGACCACTAGTTAAATCGTAACCAGCACGTTTACCGATCGCTACGGTAAAGCTGCCAGTTGTTACACCAAGACCACCTGCTTGATCGCCAACAAAAACTGAGTGACCAGCAGTTGTTAAATTAAGTGCTGCTGAGTGTCCAATAGCCACGTTACTACCAGTGCCGTCTTGATCTTGTAACGCTTTGTAGCCAATAGCTACACAACCATCTGCACCTGAGTTTTCAGTCTGTAATGCGTATGCACCAATCGCAACATTACTATTTACACCTGCTTGTGCGGTGATAAGTGCGTTTCGTCCTATAGCTACGTTATCTTGTGAAGTAGTGAGATTACCTCCTGCATTACCTCCCACAAGTGTGTTAGAATGTCCACTTGTCAGGTCGTAGCCAGCTTGATGACCTATGGCAATATTGTGATCGCCAGTTGCAACTCCTGCACCCGCAGCATTATAACCAAACGCACAGAGATACTTTCCTGTTGTTAAGTTTGATCCTGCCTGATAACCCACAGCAGTGTTTTGCGCTCCGTTAACGTTCTGATCTTCTAATGCAGAAAGTCCGATAGCTACGTTACCTGATCCTGCGTCTTCTAGTCTTAAAGAGTGAAATCCAATTGAAACGTTAGACGCACCTGAAGTTATTGCACTACCTGAATTGTAGCCAATTGCAATATTGTTAGTTGCTGTTGTTGCGGCATCTAATGAATAGTTTCCAATAGCAACATTATGATTACCTGTCGGTGCAGTAGACCCGTCACCTTGAAATGCGTTTCTACCGATTGCTATAGTGTCAGTTGCACTCGTTGCATAATAACCCGCATTACGTCCAATAAATGTGCTGTCACTTGCTGTGCAGCTTTTACCAGCTTGATGTCCAATTGCTGTGTTACTAGCACCGTCAGTGCTATCGGACAAAGTGCTATATCCAAGTGCAACATTCGCATTTGCAGTTGTTGCTGCGTCTAAAGAGTATGACCCAATCGCTACGTTGTAGTTACCAGTAGTGTTTCCACTAGCACCAAGCAAAGCGTTGCGTCCAATAGCGATACAATCGTCTGTAGTTGTGCCGTAATAAGCTGCATTCATTCCAACAGCTACGTTTGAATTACCTGTTAACGCGAAAGCTGCGTTTGATCCAACTGCTGTGTTCTGCGCCCCAGTTGTGCAACTAGCTAATGCGTTGTCACCCACGGCAGTGTGGTCGTCGCTGTCTGTGACCGATCCTGCTGCATTTCTACCAACGGCAGTTAAGTTTGCTGCTGTAGTTGCAGCATCTGCTGCTGATGTTCCTATTGCTGTTGCTTCATCTCCAGTAAAAGAAACTAATGCATTACGACCAACAGCAACATTTGAACTACCACAATCGGCAGCTAACGCAGACGTTCCGACAGCAGTGTTGTAATGTCCGTCAATAACAGCACCTAAAGCCGCACTACCTACAGCAACGTTTTGTGCCCCAGTGGTGCAAGCGTCTAATGCACCACTACCGACAGCAGTCGTATCACCACCAGTAAAAACCATACCAGCTTTGTAACCTACCATTGTGTTGTTTGACTCACAATCTACTGATAATGCAGCGTGTCCCACGGCAGTGTTGTTAGCACCGTCAATACAACCATCTAAAGTTAATGAACCCACTGAAGTGTTTGCGCTACCTGTTGTGCAAGAAGCTAACGAGTTATGACCTAAAGCAGTGTTGTTACCCCCATCAATTAAAGCACCTAAAGCGTGATCACCTATGGCAGTTAAGTTAGTCGCAGTAGTTGCAGCGTCAGCCGCATAAGCACCTACGGCAGTTGCGTCTGATCCTGTGTATACATTTAATGCTGACTTACCCACAGCGGTATTATCATTTGCACAAGCTGCACTTAATGACCCTTGACCTACGGTGGTATTTCTAGCACCTGATAAAATCGCATCACCAGCACCACTTCCTACAGCAGTATTTTCTACAGCAGTAGTTGCGTGATTTAATGCACCCAATGCGTTACTACCGACAGCAGTGTTATGTGCTGCACCAGCGTGACTCGCATCTAGTGCGTCTGTTCCAACTGCTGTGTTAGTTGGTTCACCACCAGCACCGTGTCCGATGTCTAGTGAACCAAGTGTTAATGATCCGCTTGGAATACTTACTACACCCGCAGAACTAATTTGCAATTTAGTAGAATAACTACTACCCGGTGTTTGAAACACCATATTGCCAGCATCGTTTGCAATGTAATTAAATGTGCCTCCAGATTCTTTTATACCCAAATAAGTATTCGTTCCCCCAGATTCTAATAACAACGCTGTTCCCGCCGATGATTTAGTGATTGTTGTTAAACCTGCCGATGAAATCGTCATTGCAGTGTCTAAAATTTCATCATTCTGCGACACCATAAACCGCAAGCTAGTGTCAGAGTTGGCATCGGTTGAATGTTCACGAATTGCATCAATAGATGCGCCAACTTTATTTGTGTCAGCAGCAGGAACTTTGAACAACAAGCGAGTGCCGTCTCCAGCATCCATATTTGTGCCAACAGGATGATCGTTAACACCAAGAGTTAAAACAGTACTAGCACCAGTTCCCCCACCAGCAGTTTTTCTTAAAAGCGTAGTGTCACCAGCAGCAGAAATTTCTAAGTGAGTAGTTTCAGTACCTCCTGCATTACCTATAAATTTAAATGTGCCGTTGGAAGCGTTGTTTCTACTAGAAAACTCAGCATTACCATTGTTGCTGCGAATTTCTAAAATTTTATTTGTGCCAGCAGAATCAGATAGAATCAATTGCGGATCGTTAGCGGAAACTGTTATAGCACCACCTACTGAAAAATCTCCCGCACCAAAATCTACGCTAGTACCGTCAAGTGTAAGTGCTGTTGTCTCTGCACCAGCAACGTAAGTTTTAAATACTAATTTAGAATCTTCAGTACCGTCAGTTACATCAGTTACGACAGCTTCAATATTTGCATAGTTAATTAAACTGTCAGCACTGTTCTCGCCACGAAATTGAATCAAGCCAAGCTTATCGTTATCAGCAGGTGATGGAGAGTTACGATACAAAACTAAGTCTGGCGCGTTTGCTGTTCCACCGTCTGCGTTAGTGATAACAAGCATATCGCTTGTATCCATAGATGAAATCTTAACATTACCAGATACATCCAAAGGTACTGTAGGCGAAACGCCGATACCTAATCGTGCTGGATCTCCAGCAGAACCACCTTCTGTAATATAGATACCATCAGCACCACCGTCAGATGGTTGCCATTGCATCATCTCGCCAGCACCATCAGATTTGATAATGGGTTCGTTCTCGATAGAGACACCTGTTGTACGAATTGAACCCTGCTGAATAATTCTTGCCATAACTTAACCTTGTATTTTAATAAGAAGTCGCACCCTGACTCACTGAGTCGTTTGTTTGTACACTAAACACAACTGCGTTTGAAGTTTTTCCACTATCAGCACATGCTGTAACAGTTGTATAAGAAACATCACTAAAGTCTGCTTGAGACATTGGAGAAAGTTTAAGATGGTAAACTGTTGCAGTAGCTGTATCTCCAACACGGACATACATATTTTCACTGCCAACGTTTTGAACCAACGCTGAACCATACCTATAACGGCCATCTAACAAAGTAACTGATGAGCCAGTTGCGGGTACGGTAAGTACAGAAGGTGTATTAACTATACCGTTTTCTGTAAGACCTAAAGGTAATTTAACTGTAGACATAAATATAATAGATAAAAATTTTTAAAAAGTGGAGTAGAGAGCTACCACAACTCTCTACTCCACGACAACAACACACAATTATGACGTACGACGACGCTTAAAGTATATAGGCAAACAGTAACGTGCATCACCAGCGATACCGCCGATAATAGCCTGTGAGATAAACTTCAAGTAGTCACCATAAGTATTAAGTTCACTACCAGCAGCATCAGACAATGGTGCTGATCCGCTACCAGTTGGTATCAAGAATTGGTCAGTAAGGTGAACCTCACCATTCCATTTCATATCATAGAACTTCTTAGCACTCATGTTTTTAGACGCAAACTCTTTTGGCGGTGGGCCAACTTGTAGAGTCTTAAACGCATCAGCACCTACCAAGAACGCAATCTCGTAAGAGGCGTTACCTTTATCATTCGTGGAACCATCATTAGCATCAGTACCGCTACCGAGGCCTATAGCTGTGTATGATGGGTTTGGGATGATTTTACCAGTTGTACTATCAATCTTTTGCGGTACAACAAAGTCACCGTTATGATCGAAACGTAATGGATACGGATCAAACTTAGCAGTCACCTTACCAAACAAGTCACCAGCAAAACCATCTTGCAGAAGGTTCATGTTAGCTGGAGCGAGTTGAGTAGTACCTGCGGCTGATAGTGAAGTGCTATCAGTACGTAAGTTGCTATCCCACAACAACGAAGCCCAAGCTTCTGTAGAACAGATAAGAACGTATTTGCCCTTAACCATTTCAGAAGTTTTTGGTACATTGTAAACGCGATCAAATGTAGGCGCTTGAATATCTTCTTGCAGTACAAGCATAGCTTTGAAAATTTCTTTCAAAGTTAAAGCACCTGCAGGAACGTCACCATCCCCAGCACCACCGACAGTACAATCTTTACGATGATTTTGACCAGTACCATGACTGATAGACATAGCTTTACCAGTAATGTCAGTACCAGTAATGTCATCAGAACCGTTTTCAATCAAACGCATCTGAGCTTGGCTCAGTGATTGCTTATTCATAGTAGATGTATGAGCAATTTGTGAGCTAAGACCTTGACCAGCAACATAAGAATCTGGTGCTTGGTAGTACATTAGCGTACGGATGAAAACGTTATTAGCGCACTGAATCTGACGTACAATGTCAGCTTGAGCGTAGCTTAAATGATCTCTCCAGAAAGCTTCAAAGTTATTTAGGAAGCGGAAACGGTTAGACTCAAATCGGTGCATACCGAGAGAAGCGTCTTCCGTGCGCTCACCAACTGTGAACTGATCTTTCTTCGGATACGCTGTAAGAACTTCTGGCATAAAGGTCGTACGAAGTATCGGAGACGGCGTTGGAGTTGTACCCGTTAGGGTATTTCCCATATTAGGTTGCCATTTAATAGAACCAAAAAGTGTATCATACACATTCCACTTCGGATAAAGGGCAACCTCGTTTTTAGCTAGGTAAAAATCTAGCTTCTTAAAATTACCACCAGTTGGACTGGCGGCATCAGCAGCGGCATTAGCTACCGATGCTGCTGTTACTGAACTAGGCATAATATTTTATAATTATTTTATCGTGTTTAAAAAACAAAAGCGAAGAACATCTCAGCGCGTTCCTCCTTACGCTGCGATGCCCTTCGCCAATAGAAGCATTATTTCAGCAATGTTAAGTTTCCCTAACAAAGGGGTATGCCCTTACCCATATCGAAGCACGTTTATAGTATAGCAAGAACTATGCCAATATAACAAGCCTTTTAAATGTCCATCCAGTCAGGTAACGTAAGATCATCTTTAGAAGATGGAGTCGCCCCTGCGCTAGACTTACGCTTAGCTTTTGGTTCCTTGCGTTTAGATTCTTTAACAGCAGCTTTCTCAGATGCTGCATGTGCTGACTGTAACTGTAACGTAACAAACAAGTTAGAAGCAAGTTCAGCAAGAGGATGCTTCTGAAATGTCTTAGGTAATGCACTAGAGAATCCAGTTTTTATCTGCTGAATTGTGGTGTTACCCATGTTAGGTATTACAAGTTCTTGCTTTGCTACATCTTCATCAGTTGTCCATGCAAAGTTAGCTTTTTGTTCGCTATCAAGCAATTGTACAGCATCTTTATATGATTTACTGTATGATGTACTTACATTTTCAAGCTTGTCTGAGAACTTACGACTAAGGCCAGCAGCTTCTTGCATCGCCATTTCAACGTCAACTTCTGATTGTTGTGTAGGTTTGTAACCATCCTTACTCATAATCAATTGACCAGATTCATTGTAGCCTTCTATGTTTTGCCAGTTTTCTCCGTTACGTATTTTAATAAGCTGCGCTCTCCAGTGAGCTTGTTCCTGCTGCGCTTTTGTTAAATTTGCAGCATGGTCTTTATACTCATCACTTAACAAGTAAGCTTCTGGATGATCGGCAATACTTTGACTAGAGTCTTTAGCTTTTTCTAAAGACTCTTGTAAATTTTTGTTTTCTTCAGCGCGTTTACTAAAATGCTCAAACGCATCATTAGACATTTGTTTAAGATATTTAGCATCTTCTTCGCTAAACTTGCTGTAGTCTCGACCTTTAGGAGTATTTAACTTTCCAAGCGATTTAGAGAGTTCTGAAGTCTCTTCGTCTTCGTCAGCAGTTCCTTCTGACACTTCTTCATTATCTTCATCATCTCCTCCTCCATCACTGACAGTTCCATCATCATCTTCAGTGTCAGTAGATCCATCTGATGATGCTTCAACCGCCTCTTGTACATCTTCTTGTACGTCTCCCTCGTTTCCTTCGTCATCTTCGATAAGCTCTCCGTCGAAGGAAATAGACTCTGTGTTCGAGTCGTCATTAGCCATTTCCTGTGCTAACGACTCCTCTACTTCCGTGTTCTGTAATTGTGTTTGCATCTTTCGTGTGTGCTATAACTTCATCTAACTCTGCTAACTTCGCTACAAGACGCACAGTAATCTCAGGATTATCGTGCTTCTGCATAGCAAATTTTATTTCTTTAAGTAATCGCTCACGTTTATCGTTAAGCAATTCTCTAAAAATTCTTGTGGTGTGGCTATCACACCATATATCAACCTGTTGGCGTAGGAGTTCCTTTGTCATCTGTACCTAAGACATCTTGAACTTGTGACTGTATCATCTGCAGTTTATCTGCAAATGGCTGTGCGTCTTCGTTAAGCTGCCCTGTTTCTTGATCTACTACAAGCGCGTTTACAATTTGCATAAGCTGTTGTAGTAGCGCGTTCTTTTGATCGCCTGTCTGCAGCATTTCTGCATAAGACTCCCCTTCATCAGGAAACATCAAGCGCATCATGTTCTGTAAAAACGTAGATGCCAATGCTGTTTGCGCAACCACTGGCCACGCTTGCATCATCTTCTGCGATTTCTCAGCACGTTCTATAACATCTACATCACCTGCAGGTTTAATGTTGTATACGTGGTTAAGGAATAAATCAAGAGGTGCAGACGGCCTCAACGCGCCTACAATCACCCTTGATTGATAAATCCTAAAACAAATATCGTAGACATCTTTAAGTGCTATGCTAAACAAAGATACCTGTGTTGATGATAGCATCTGAGCTTCACTTGAAGCTGCTTGAATTTCAGTAGCAGTCTTACGACTATCCTTACGATTCATAGCAGCATAGTTTACTTGCGACTGTTCTTGAGAGTTTTGGCTCACAAGCGATTGAATCGCGCCTAACATAGAAGAATCTGGCGGCGATAACTGAAACTGTTTTATATTTGAATCAATCAACGCTCCCGGCTGAAACTTAACACTCGTCTGTATGTTAGTATTGTTCGGATCTTCATTGTCCTTCGCAAAGTAAAAGTTAGAAGCGCGTCGATGTGCTGTAACAAACGAAGACATTAGTGACGTAATAGTTTCCTGCGCTGTACGATCCAAGAATGCTCGACCAGATGCACTTTGTATGGCGCTATCCTCTTGTATATTGTAAGGAAATATAATGTAAGGGTACTCTGTTTCAGTTTCAAAAGTTTCTCCAGAACGTCGTCCAAGGTATAACGGACGAGGTTCTCGTAACCAATCATCACACTTATCACAGCAAGACCATGCAACAAAAACTTTACCGTCTTGCTTAAACATAATCTTTTCAATCTGATAAAGTGATTCATTGTATGATGCAATGCCTGAATCATCGTCAGGATTTCCACCTAACAGAATGTCAACAACCTCCTCATTAAAGTCATCTGTCTCACGTAACTGCAGTGCAGTGAAGTAATGACGATGTACAATCATCTCACACGCTTGTATGTCACGTGTATCAGCAGGAAAGCCAAAGTCCTCAAAGTTCACGGCATCAACACTAAAATGTCCCGGCTTATCTGTATCAAACTGCACTTCAGCTATGCTATAGCCATGCAATTGCATACCATCAATAACCTTAAACAACGGTATCTGCCATCCTGCGTACCTAGTCTTATCAGTAAAGTCTCGCTCAAGTGCGCCAGTTGCTGTAGTTGGTTCTGTGATAGAAGTAAATATAGCTGACCGTCTACTACCCGTAACATACGCTACATATTTCGACTGTTCTCTCCGTATATTGCTATCTATAATGTGTGCAGGTACAAGAAACTCATCCTCTTCTAGGTATCCATCTACCCTCTCTGCTTCTATATTAACATCAAGTTTGCGTGAGTTTCTATTCTCGTCGGCAACTGTTTCTAAATCGCTAACAACATCAAGCAGTTCCCTTATTTTTGTTGTTGCGTCCGTGTAATCTGTAAAATCACTTTGCATTTTCTAAAAGTCTTTCGTTTAACTGTTCCACTTCATAAATTATTTCGTCACTCCAACCCGTAGACTTAAAGCTTTTATGCTGATCTCTCGGACGATTAAGCCGCGCACGTAGCGACGAGTGCTGTTCTGGTACTGGCTCATTTATATCATTAAGCTCATACCGAACAGTGTCTCGCGCTGCATAACGTTGCGGCATTACACCTCGGTAATCTGCAAAAGCAAGTACAAAAGCATCAGCACGATCAGGAGATGAGTGGCCTTTAGCTTTGGCCTGACGTTTGCTTTCCAGTTGTATCTTGTTTTGCGGCGTGACCGTATAATAACGCGAAGCGAGTTGTTTACGTAGCGTAGTGTCTTGTGGAAGTATGATCTCGGCATTCTCTAAATGTCTCCCTAAACTAAACCAAAGTTCTGCACCACGATTAAGGTATGCTAGTTTGTTGTAAGGCGCTGCTTGATTGAGAACATAGCGAACATTCCAACCATCACGATTAAGCTGATCGAGTATAGGCTTACCCAAACCACCAGCATCGCCATAAATAATACTTTCTGAATTATCGAGGTCATATTTATAAAAAACCTCTGATAGCTTGTCTAACAATACGGTTGTATCTGCAAACTTAAAGGCTTCTACACCAATTACCTTATTACCATTACGTACAACAACAACCTGTTCGTCACCACCTGCGGATAAATCAAGTCCAGCTATGTTATAACCTTCAGGTACATGTTCTATATCAAGGCTATCTAATTCAGCTATAGCAGAAAAGTTAATAACAACCTGCTCTTCCAAGCCTCCGAAGTCTGCCAATACCATAGAGCGGTAAAGCGCAGAATTTTCGCCATACGTATTACGTATATCGCTTATATAGTCCTCACTCAGGTGTGGACAATCAAAAGCTGTGACATGATGCTGCTTCCATCTACCACCAACACACGCATTATAAAAGTGTCCTGACGGTATACCGGGACTGCTAACGTCTATGCGCTTGGTAAAGCCTGTGCAACGCGCTAACGCAGTAAATATATCGTCATGTATTGACTTAGCCTCACTAACAAGTATGGCCATTTGCCCTCCGGGTACTGGTGGATGCCAACCTTCTGCTCGACCAGCCTCATCAGTCACAAACATTTCTATCGTTGAACCATTTACTAGGTTCTCATAGCGCCGATAGTTTTGTTTCCATATTTGTGTACCGAATAGTTTGTTTTGTGCGTTAGTAAGCTGCTTAATGTACTTGTCTGTCTGTCGATCCAACTGATTACCAGAGGCAGATGTAATAACTGTAAGCGAGTTTTCATAGCGTAGAGAAAGCCACACAGCACAAGGCGCTATAATAAAATTATCCTTACCACTACCGTTAGCAGCCCTGACAACAGCCTTATAAGGTTCGTCTGAGGTAGATGGCTCAGCAAAATCTCTGAGAATTTTGTCCTGCCAAGGGTGTAGTTTTATATGTCCATCAAGTAAGTTGTCATCACACACAAGAAGCATCTCATGCGGGTTAGCAAACTTAATAACATTGTTCTCGTACTTCATCCTTCAACCACATGAAGCTCTTTTATACGATCTTGCGCTCTTTGCAAACGCTCAGTGAATTGTGAAAACTCCATAGTAGCCTTGGATTTTTCCTTATCATACTGCTTATCTACAATAAACTTTGCAGCATCAGCACGTACACGGTCATTCTCACCGTAGTGCATAAGTTCTTCTAAAACTTTGATGGCTGCATCACCTAAGTCGTCTAGTCGTGCAACAGCTTGTTGGGCTGATGCAGTCTCAGGTGCTACAATATCTACGACTTCCTTATCATAACGCAAATCACGGGATATCTCTTCGTTAGAGAATCCCATGCGCTTTAATTGATGTATCTGTTCGTTAGCTGCACTCATAACTTAACCGCCGGGAGGATAAACCCTCTCAGCATCAAACGGAATAAAGCCGGGAGGAGAAACTTCATTAGGTGCTTGATACCATTTATAGTATTCCCATGAATTTGTGGCAGGATTCCATATAGTTTCTGTTCTTATAGTATGTACTTCGTCTACGTCACCGTCTGGGCCAAAAGCTCGAACTATTTTAGTTGGAGGTAACGCTGAATCCCAGCCTACTGCTGGGTCTGGTTTTGGTAAGTCAGTACCAATAAAGCCACCATCTAAAGGTTTATCCCACTCAGGTCTATTGTTTTCATGTTGTGGATGATCTCTAGGCAAATCTCGCCTAACGTCATCAGGCAAGTCAGATTCCCAACGTGCGTTTGGATCATAAGATGCGTTTGGATCTAAACCATCTCTAGGGTTTTGTGGATCACGCCAACCGTTAGGGTTTTGTGAATCAACTAAACCAAGACCACCGCCAGAAGCGCCTCCCATACCTCCACTACCACCACCAGCAACACCACCACCGCCACCCATACCATCAGATATACCTCCCGGCCCAGTAATGTCTGACGTGTCCTCTGATTTAGCATCCCATAACTGTTTAGCATTAAAGTAATCACGTTCTAATTGATCTAAAGAACCGCCACCATAATCTACACCACCTCCTGCTTCTACAGCCCCACCTACTCTATCACCTAAAGTATCTGTTGCAGAGTTTCGTGTAACAAGTGTTCTTTCCCAAAAGTCGATTTGACTTGGGTCTACAGTATCTAACTCAGCTACTTCGTTATAGCCTCTAAAGACTTCATTGTTTGTATAAGGCAACCATATATACTTATAATCTACACCTTCTGTACCTTCTAAAGGATCTTTCGGATCTTCTGGTAACGGTGTTACATAATCAGGATCGCTTACAGTAGGTTCTACTGGCGTTGTTGTTAAAGTTTCTGCGTCTACAACTTGTGGTGGAGGCTTTGGAAATGTTCCACGACCTTCTGCTGGCCCCATTGCAATAGTTGTTCTAGGTGGTGGAGGAGGCAACGTAGGTCTGTTTGTAAAACTACCACCACCTACACCTCTTTCAGTTGTTGATGGCGGTACATTTAAAGTATTACGACCTCCAAGAGTACCTTTGAACTCAGGCGCTTCTTGAGGCTTTTTGTTAAACGTTATACGTATCTTAGGCTGCGGCTGTTTGTTAGGGCCAAAATCAAAATCAAAGTTATGTGTTAACTTACCAAGTTTATTTTTAAGTGATCCCGGTTTTATTTTACCTAACGCACGTCCAAAAGATTTATTGTAAGATTTTTTAAATATATCACCAGTTTTCCAAATACTGTAGTGTACAACATCTTGCACAGGATTACCTCGATCTTCCCAGTTATCTCCTAAAAGATTGCTAAACGCGCTTAGTATATCATCACCCAAAGAAACTACCGCAAATGGTAAACCTATCTGAGAACCAAACTGACTGTATAGTCCGGCCCAAGTAACTAAAGCCCTAAACTGCCAAGCACCATACTCTTGTGTCTTTATATTTTCAGGGTTTTTTATAACCTCTTCTAAGTTTGCTAGTGTGCTAACAATATCTATACCATAAGGAGTTCTATCGCCTAACTGTGTATAAGTACCTCTTGTTTCAAAAGGTTTTATACCTTCATCTATCCTACCCTTTATTAAATCATTAGCACGTTTTAATTGTTGTGCAAATACGCTTTCATTTTCTGGACGTGGCCCATACTGAGAGCGTTGCTTTCCTGTGGTTATGTCAAAAATCTTGCTTATGTTCTTTAAAATATCTTCAGAAGATGCACTAAGTTTTGCAAGCACAGACGGTTTTAACATATAAGTAGGCTTTAGAGGGTTATCAGTAGCTTCGTTATACTGTAAACCTTCAGCACCTGTGGGTACGCGGTTGTTTGTGTAACGCATACCTAACCAATCCTCTACAGTAGACGTTGTAGGTGTAGCGCCAGTATTATCAACGATCTCTACACCGGGCGCTCTGCCCGTTTCTTCAACGCCTCCACCGCCTGTGGATTGTCCAGCAGGGTCAATAGCATTAACATCAACGTTTTGTACGCCACCAATATCTCCTATATCAACACCTTGACCTGCAGCATCTAAATCAGCATCAGCTTGTCTTTTTAAAGCATCAATCTCTGCTTTCGTTTCTGCATCTGGTACAGCAGTGCCGTCTGGAAGTCCGTAACCACCTTCAATTTTTACAGTGCCTTCTGGATAACCTTCTGGAATTTGTGTGCCTCCTGCTACATTTGTGTTTTTAATAGCGTCTTGTATACCAGCTACGATATCTTCTATATCCATGCCAGCGGCTGAACCACCTGCGTCAAAGTATACGTTAGACTTAAATGGCTGAATGCCTCCACCCGTATCGCGTGGCTGCGCTCTTGACCATGTAACCTCTGGGCCTAGTGAAATGTTTGGTGCTGTGCCTAAAAGCTTTTGACGAGTGTCTGCGTAACCGAACGGCCCATCGTAATTAAAACCTCCACCTGCTGGTAGGTATTCATTTGCTACAGTGTTAACAGTGGATGTTAACGCTGGGTTAACGATGTTGTTGGTTAATTGTGGTAAACGTTGGTCAGCAAGTGACGGGTATGCCTGATAAACTTCACGCAATGCTTGGTTAGGATCAATGCGCTCTAAGTCTAACTCAGGGACATTAACTAACGGAGATGTGGTTTGATTGGTGAATGGATCAGACATGACCTACGGGTTTTGGGTAGCCCAGTAACGGAGTAATGGTGTAGCTTCGCACATCGCAATAGTATCCTTGGAGAACTTATTATCATGTTCCATACCTATATTACAAGCAATAATCATGCCATATACTGAGTGTTTTGCACAGGGCGCTTTGCATCTTCTAAGCAAAAAGTTTGAGAGGTCATTTTTTCAGAGAGGGTTATAGTTCGTAGTCGTGCATCATTCGGGGTGTACCCCGACTAGATTGTGGTTGAGAAATTTTTTGCTACGATAGAAAAAGGGGAGGTTATTACACCTCCCCCTGTATGTTACCCCATTAACGTTACAAGCTGCGCGTTTAGGCTTGCGATATCTTCAGCGTTGCCGGCCTTGGTAGCAGTAGCAAGCTTCTCTACGATAGCCTTCACGTCCGTCATTTGACGTTTGGTTTTTGTAGCTTCGCTTTCTGCTACAAGGAACCAGCGCTCAGTGATAAGCGCTTTTGCTCGTTTTAGCTTCTCCTCTTCACTTAGCGTATCACCGCGCCCCTCATCACTTTGGACTGTCTGTGCTGTCTTTAGTAGCACATTGTAGGCCATTGCGACGCGCTCTTGATACTCTTCATGTTTGCCGCGTTCGTCTGCTAGGTCGCCGACAAGCTCAATATCCTTTGAAGGGATACTATAGTAAGCAATAGGAGTTTTGCCTCCTTTTGCTTTCGTTTCAGTTAGAACTAAGCTTGCGCATAGTTCATTCACTAACTGAGTTTCTTTATCTTCTGGTTTTTTGTCTGTTTTATTGCTCATTTTTATTATGTGTTATGGCTTCATTTGAAGCACGAAAAGAGAGTAGGTTAGTTTATCTTCTAACGCAAGCACTTTTTAAAAGTTTTTTAATCTTTTTTCTACGTTATAAATAATTATAAAACTAAAAGATTTTTATAACTATCATAGCTTTTAAATTTTTGTAGCAAAAGTTTCACGTAGATAGCATAACAGCGCAGCTCTATGTTTCACGTAGATAGCATAACGTAGCGGTGATTTTAGAACCATCGTTGACAATAGACATGATCATGTAATTTTGTTAACTTGGGATCCTCCACACTTATGTAGGGTTGATATTGATGTAGGGTTAGTAGTTATTACTTGAATTATATATATGTATATATTTATACATACTGTATAAAATTAAACATCATACCCATATACCCGTATAATACCCTGAGTTGACAAAATAACATGATTATGTCTATTATCAACGTCGCTTCTAAAATAACCTACCCCTACGTTATACAGTGATGTACGCTAGAAGATAGTACTTGACTTTGTAGAAGATTTATGATACTGTATTAGCCGTTTGGTAGCAGTATGATATTGTTACTAAGCTACGATACAAAATGAATAACGCAGATATATTGAAGTGGACTTATGAAGATATCATAAGTGATAAGTCAAAGGCTAGTTATATGCTAACAGTATTACTAGGTAAGGCAGAAGATGACGCAGAGTTGTTGAACTATGCGCACATAGACACTTGTACTAAGATAGCTGAAAGCAGAGTGCAAAGAAAAGTTTATGTTAAAGTAAAGGATAGCATAGACGCTCTCAGCCATGTAACACAGCAAGCACAGGATGGTACATTAGCAGGTTGTCGCTACTGTGATTATACGCCAGAAAATGATATGAATTTAACAACAAAGCTACGCTACGCTTGTAATGGTCTGATGACAGCAGTCAACAGTGCGGTAGGTATAAGAGACACTAAGGTAGCTTTTAAACAGGTTAAGTAATATGAAAGACATAGAAAAAATATTAGACAAACATAGGAAAGAGGCTGTGTTTAGCTTTGGGTTGTTCATGGCGCTCTGGATTTTTGTAATTATCATTTGCATTATAGGATACGATATATGATAACACTAGATGAAAGGCTATTCGCTGACCTTGTGCTAGGACACAAGTCATACATTATCGTAGACGAGATTGTCAAAGCTGCGATAGATAACAGTGACTACGGTAACGAACACCTCGTATGCGAGTGTGATCCCGACGCTGTAGGTTGGAGCGGTGCTACTATAGGTAACATCGTAGCCGCTGGTAAAACGAAGGATGGCAAGCAACTGTACAGACTATGGAGGCGTAGCGAGTGGACTATGGTAGGTAACACAGCACGCCAACGTAGAGAGGAACGTGATCGTAAGTGCGCAGCAGTCGAGAAAGCTAAGCTTGATGCGTTAGAAGATTTGAAATCACACATGAGTGATCTAGGTGTTAAGGATGAGCTAATAGAGAAACTGCTTAGCACTATGAAACAAGAAGAAATTCGTAACATGTTAGGACTATGACAACAAACACAAAAGAAATACCATTCCAGACAAAAGCAGCTAACGAACTCGCTACACGTGTACGTAATGAGCGAGGCGCTTTGCTACAAGCTGGCACAGGCGTAGGCAAGACCTACATCACAGCCCAAGCTATCAAACAAGTTGTTGATGAGCTACAAGCTGATCCAAGTATAGGCGCTAACGCTGCCATACCCGTGCTGTGGATTGCACCTGCAGCTACTATCATACAAACCAAACGTGTGCTTAAAGCGTACGGTATCGCTGGCAAGGTGCTAGTATTATCGTACTCGGCGCTCACGTCTCCTAAAACTGGCGGCGCTATGTATTACAAAGCACGTACAGTAGTGACCTATGGTCAAGAGAACATCGTCTACGATTGGAGTGACATTATGTTACCCAAGCTAGTGGTGTTTGATGAATGCCAAGCGTTAAAGAATGAGGACAGCACACGTACAAATATTGCACGTGGATTGCCTGAGAACGTTAAACGTATATTCATCAGCGCTACACCCTATCAACGTGTATGTGAAGCGCGTACTGTAATGGTTGGTGTAGGCATGCGCTCTAAGTACAACGTACTCCCACTATCACAGAACACTGCGCCCTCTGTCATGCGCTCGCTTGCCACATACGGTAACACTGCAGCGTACAGTCCGAAGGCTATGGAACGTGTCAAAGATGTCATGGAACCGTACACCGTTAACGTTAAGGGCGTACGTTTCAAACACAAGGCACGTACAGAATGTGTACTCATTGACTTTCGTAACCAGAAAGAACGTGATATTTATAACAACGCATACAACGAGTATCTTGAAAAGCTTTACAAGTTGCGTGGTCAAACGGGTCACGGTATACTCGCCGCTCGTCTCGTAGCCATGCAAAAGTTCAGGCAAAAAGCTGAAGAGATACGTTCGCCGTTGATTGCTGGCAGAGCGCACAACGCAGTTCAAGAAGGCTCGCAGGTTATCATAGCCAGCAACTTCAAGAACATGTTACGAGGCGCTTGGTTAGCACTGACCGAACGCTACGGATATGACAGTGACCGTATTGGATTTGTTACCGGAGGTCAGTCATCCGAACAGAGGCAACGTCATGTTGATGAGTTTCAAGAGGGCAAGCGTGATGTCATGTTACTTACGTTACAAGCTGGCGGTGTAGGTATATCTCTACACCATGAGCAGGATAGCGCACGACCTCGACATATCATACTACCCCCAACGTGGTCAGCGATAGACTTGATCCAATGCCTTGGCCGTAGCCATCGTATCACCTCACAATCTAACACACTGCAAGAAGTCTTATGGTATAGGAATACTATTGAGGAACGAGTAGCTGCTGTGGTAGAGAATAAGGTTAAGTGTATTAATAAAGCTGTATCTGCTAAAGAACAGTGGGCTTCGCTATTCGCTCCTAACCTAGACGATGAACTTGGCAGCGTAGACACTGATATAGATGACGATGTTGACTACGGTATAGATGAAGGGTTACTAGAATGAAATCGCGAAGCGTTGCAGCTAACGGCCCTACTAACATAGAGTCAGAGTTTAGGCTACAAGTAACGTGTGGCAAAGGGTCTTATGGTATAGGTAAAGAACCGCATAGTGCTAGGCTGCCTGATAAATTACTTAACATTGACGATGATCTTAGCGGAGACTATTACAAGCTTGTGTCAGTTGAGTGGGTACGTGAAGTATTCAACCCAAGTTATAGAAAGTTTTGCGAAGACAGAGGTATCAGCTATGATATGAAAGATTTTATATACGGGAAAAGAAAAAGCTTGACATCGTAGATCAACTGTGGTATACTATCATAGTCAGTTGGCTACCAGTTTTATACCACATAGCTAACGTAGACAAAACAACAACATACAAAATGAATATATTCGTAGTTCACCCAAGCCCCAAGGTAGCAGCACGTATGCTATGCGATAAGCATATCGTTAAGATGCCTCTCGAATCAGCGCAGATGTTATGCGCAGCCTACGATCCTATGGACAACCCACCATACAAGCGTGTCCATTACAACCATCCATGTACGCAATGGGCTAGGCATAGCTTAGCCAACTACAAGTGGCTTATCGAACATGCCAACGAGTTATGCGCAGAGTACACTAAACGTTACGGCTGTGATATCGTACAACATGCAAGTGAGAGTGTTATAAAGTGGTGTGATACTTGGAAGAGTACTCTAACATTTAAACACACTGAGCTAACAGAACATCCACAATGCTTCGGTGATTTCCATGATCGCTGTTTCGTACTGGACAATCCTGTCATGGGCTATCGTCGTTACTATCGTACAGCTAAGAAACGCTTTGCCAAGTGGTCACACTCAGAACGTCTAGGTTACGGTGCGCCTTACTGGTTCACAGAAAATGTAGATGTTATGTTAAGGGAGGGACAGCTATGACAAACGCCTATGATTCTACGACTGACGGCTTTTACATAACGTTTCCGTCTAACAAATTTACAGTCAGCGTACACTGGAGAACTGGCAACCACTGCGATAGTGGCAAGTCTACAGCAGAGGTAGCTATATGGGATAAAGATAATAAGTGGTACGAGTACAAAGAGTTTATGGATTTAAGTGTCGTGCAAAAGTGTGACACTGTTATGGAACATGTATCACCTGAAGAACTTACTAAGATACTTACAGCAGTTTCTAACATACAAGAAAAATGAGAAAAATAACCAGACAAATAACAGAAGCATTCGCTAACAAACAAGCGAAGCGATCAGGCAACGATGAAGTTACGCTAACTAATGACTCAGAAGTTAGACTATACTTACATCGTAACAAGATAGCTGAACACGTAATCGGTACAAACATACTGACAGTTACGTTAGCAGGTTGGGGTACGAACACTACACGTGAGCGCCTTTGCGGATTGATGACAACGCTCGACCTACCTATACACTTTACTCAGCATAAGTATGAGCAATACATACGCACCGCAACAAAGGGACGTAAGATAGGTGAGAGTGAAATCATAAGCATTGACCTAAACACAGGTGAAGAAGTGCAGAAATGATTAAAGAAAAGATAATAAACTTTAGATCGTCGGATAAAAAGTTCGGTACACTAGGTGATCTCAACGATAACACTCCACTAATACTACTAGCACCTAAGAAAGATGATGAGACTTATGATAAGCGTGAGACTCTATGCGTAGACGGTACAGATCAAAAACTTATCAAAGAACGTTTAGCTGAAGGTTGGGATGTTATGTTAGCGTATCATTACTACGACAGGTTAGAGTTAGATAACTATGTGCCAGAGGATCATAGCTATCTACGAGGCATAACAGATCACGTATACCACCCAGAACTAGGACGTAAAGAAATACAATGGCCACAGAAAAAGAACGCACAATAGATTTAGCAGCGCGAGTCAAGCGTTACAATACCAACGATAGCTACATACAGAAACAGTTAGCCAATGCGCTCACGTTAAGCTACCGTCCAGAGCCTGTCTTAATCACAGGATCTACTGGTACAGGGAAAGAATTGATAGAGCACATACTACACGGTACACGTGTAGGTGAGTTTGTCACAGTCAATACCACAGCAGTAACCGATACGTTATTCGAGAGTGAGTTGTTCGGTCATTTAAAGGGTAGTTACACAGGCGCTTTCAGAGATCGAGACGGACTCGTAGAGTATGCCAAGAATGGTACGCTGTTCCTCGATGAGATAGGTGACATGCCGCTAGGCTTGCAAGCAAAGTTGCTACGTTTCATACAGTTTGGTACATACCGTAGGGTGGGAGACAACGAGACACGTATATCCAACTGCCGCATCGTAGCTGCCACGTGTGCATCGCTACCCTTACGAATAAAGATGCAAGAATTTAGAGAAGACTTATACTACAGACTATCAACGTTCAACATACACCTAACGTCTTTAATGCAAAGAGTTGGTGATGCTGTGCTGTACATAGAGAATCATCCAGCATACGAGAAGATGTCTAAGAAAGAAATACAATCTCTTATGAAACATTTATCAGTAGATAAGTTAGCGGGTAACTATCGTGAGCTAGAGCAGTTAATGTTACGGTATGAAGTCTTAAAAGAACTACCCGAAAATGTTAAAAGGTACTAAAAATAGTTTTAAAAGTCAAGCACTTTGGCACGAATCTTGCTTTATAATAGGTATCTGATACCTCGTGTAAAGCGTTAGCAGATAAACAAGAACATAACATATATGGCACAGTATAACGTACAAGAGTACAAGGACGGTGATTGGAAAGGTTTCAAATTCACCGTGAAACAATTCGATACCACAGCGGAAGCTGTAGAAGCTATCGGAGAAAGCAACGTACTAGCATTGCTAAACCAGCAAGTCGCTAGTCGTATACGAGCGAAGGTCAAAAACTCGTTACCGAAAGGTCTTAACGAAGATGATCTTAAAACACAGCAATCACGTTTACAAGAGAAGCACCATGATGGTGTACTCTTTACATCAGATGACGCAGACAAATGGAAACCTGACCAACGTGAGCTTACACCTACCGCACTGTTTAAGTTAGCGCAAGCTGCTTTCAACTCTGGTAAGGCAGAGGAAGGTAACGAACTTCTGAAACAGATGGCTTCCATGATGGAAGAAGTGTAAGTAATTACTCATGATAGGGGAGAGTGTTAATACTCTCTCCTATCTTTTTAATAATTTAAGTTGATATATTAATATGGAAGATGACAACACAATAGATATTGTAATAGGTAAATTACAAAAACCAGAACGTAAAACAGGCTCACCATTAAAGGTGAATCGTTCAACATACACAGAGATTAGCGCAGAGTCTGTCAAACCTATCTTAGATAAATTAATGAATGATCCTACAGATGTTTTTGTACCATCAAAGGGTTCTGGTTACACTTATCGTACACTATATTGTAAAATAAATGATGCGCTCAAATGGCTTATGCAAAACACAGATGATCCTGAGAGGTCAGAGTACTGTTTGCTACGATCACAAATTTCTATACGTGCGATAGAAGATCCAGATAACTCTGGCGTTTTAATATATTTTAAAGAGGGTATGCGTAAGCTACGGCAGAAGTCTGGTGACGGACGTTCGTTAGAGTTTGCTACAACTGACTCAGGTAAGTGGAGACATGATGTCATACGTTGGTTGAAGAATGCCAAGGACGGCGATATGTTTGAGAGCGGTACGCTTGAAGAGTTCTTAACAGAACAAGATGAAGCATGGATATTGCAGACGTTAGCTGGCATAGCACCCGACGCTGAGTCTGTTGTTAAAGAGAAAAGTTTCCGCATCATACGATGAGCGATTACATTGGCGTTGTATACCTTATAGCGTTTTTAAGTTTTGTAACATACAACTATTATAAAGAATGACAATTGAAGAACTACTTAACTGTAACATAGCAGAGTTAGAGAATATGTCTGACGAAGAGTTGAAAGAACACTTCAAGCCATACCTATCTGTAACACAGCCAGACCCAAACGTAGCTATAGTTAAACCGAAGCGTAAGAAGAAAGCTTCGGTTATATCGAAGAAGAAAAAACAAACCCTTGAAGAACAGATGAAAGAACTTGCAGAACTTCATGGAGTTAACTTAGAGAAACCAGCTAAAGATATTTTACCAGCAAACTTACGATAATGAATTTAACTTTAAAAAGAACCAGCGACGGTCGCTATATAGTTAAGCTAGACGCATCCCTCTACAGCCAGACAGCATGCCCTCGGCGCTTATGGTACATGGGAGCGCGTGGCCTAACCTATGAAGCGAAGTCACACAAGATGGAGTATGGCACAGCGTTTCATAAAGCGTTGCAAGAATACTACACGACAGGTAACACGAAGGCATCCATCGCCACTGCGATAGAACACTTTGAACAAGATGACATACATGTACCTGACAATGACTTCCGTGACATGGGCCATCTCGTAGCCACACTCACACAATACTTTAACACGTATGAAAAGTTTGACGGATTGAAAGCTGACACAGGTGATGAAGGCCCACTACTAGAGCAGCGCTTTGCTGTACCGTACTGGACTGACGGCGAGCTTATTGATGTCGTGCTATGTGGTACTGTTGATATGATAGGTAACTACAACGGACTACCTGCGCTCATAGATCACAAGACAACATCACTCAACCAAGTTGAAAAGTATTTAGACAGCTATCAGAACTCACCTCAGATGATGTTCTACACTATGATATGGAAGCGTATGTTTCCTGATGTACCTCGCAGTGTTATCATCAACGGTATCTTTCTTAACCGTAGTGGTAGGAATAAGTTCCAACGCTCAGCGTTCATAACGTTCAGCCCTCACGTACTCAAAGAGTTTGAGCAACATTTAAAGCTGACGATAGAAACGTATGTAGCAAACCTACTCAAGGTTATTCGAGATGGCGAAGATCCAGAAGAGACGTTCTCTCCTAACTTCACCTGCTGTGAAACTAAATTTGGTAAGTGTAACTTCTCACCTGTGTGTACAACACCGAGGCAAGAAGATCGTGAGACTATCATAGAGTCTCTGTTCTCTACCACTAACACCTATGACCCACTATTATTCCAAGCATAATGTTAACTGATCCACAAATAAGAGATATAGCGCTGAAGCGTTTTACAGAAGAAGCGCCAGCAAAATTTACAAAGGGTATGCAAGAACATAACCCTGACGGTACAAAAGGTTTGATGCGTATGGAACCTTTACAGCTTGTCGATAGCATAGCTGAAGAGGTGATAGATCAATGGCATTACATAGAATCTATTAGACAGAAGTTCTATGATCTGCTAAGTGAGAACCGACAACTGCGCAGTCGTATAATTTCCCTTGAGGAAAAATTAAAAGACAACAAGACACATGAGTAAAGCCATAATAGGAGTTGTGGGTAGTAGCGGTACGGGTAAATCAACATCCCTGCGCAACTTATCTCCCGATAAAACCCATATCATAGACCTTGAACGTAAAGGTCTGCCGTTCCCTAATGCAGGGAAGTTCAACGTTGCGTCATGCGCTAACATAAAAGAGTTCGACCAAGCCTTAGACAAGGCGCTTGCCGATGAGAAGTGTGAAGTTATTGTGATAGAATCTTTCACAAAGTATACAGAAACACTTATCGCTTTGGCACAGTCATCATTCAAAGGCTACGATGTATGGTCATACTATAATCGTATGATACGTGCCACGCTTGAGAAGGTTAAGAATGATAGAGCCGTTGTAATATTCACAGGCATTGATGAGATCGTACAGATTGCACAGCCTAGTGGTGACACATACAACGTACGCCGCATCAAGGTGCAAGGTAAGCAGCATGAAGGCTGCATAGAAAAGGAGTTCCTTATGGTACTCTTTACTGAAGTCAAGCGAGACAAGGAAGGCAATGTACGTTACGTGTTTCAAACAAACAGTGACGGCATTACATCTGCCAAGACTCCTATGGGTATGTTCAAGGATGCGTACATAGACAATGACATTGCTGTAGTTATTGAAGCAGCAAAGAAATACTACGCAGCATGAGCAACAAAGATAACGTAGCCGACTTGGTACGAACTGTTGAGAACGTTGAGGATATTTTAAAGTATGCACAGCGTGATCTAAAAGAAGCTGTTAGACAACTGCCTGAGATTACAGACGCTAATCCTGTTGAGTGGCCTAGCAATATGTTCTTAAAGCAATTGTTTGATGATCTTATGTTGGCTTACGGTAAGCCAGACACTGATTACAATAGCAATCAGCAACGTAAACTAAATGAGTTGATGAATGTTTTGGCCTCAAAGAATATAGATACCGTAGACGATCTTATTGATAAACTAATTTTAGGAGAATAACTATGCAACAAGAAGTATCAGAATATAAAGAAGTGGCTTTAGCTGTAGCGCGAGCAGCGCATGCACAGGCTAAAGAATTTGCAAGTGAACTTGATATCACATACGTAGAAGCGCTTAGCTTACTGCAGACTATCACAGTTGATAAGCTAACCTACGGATTAGCACAAACGCTTTCTTCACCTGACAATAGGAGTGCGGTCAATGAAGAACTTATAAACAAAGACGCTCCCAATAATAACAAAACTAAATAAAATGGCAGTCATCAACCTAGATGAAATCGCAGATAACGTAAGACCTTATCTGAAAAAAGACACATACTCAGCACGTATCATAGAAGCTGAGTTCACAACGAGTAAGGCCGGAGCGCCTATGATCGTTATGCAATGGGAGGTTGTAGCACCTGATGCTACTGAAGACCTCGAAGGTAAAACTGTTCGTATCGCTGGCTTACAGTTCCGTGACTATCTCTCGTTCAGTGAGAAAGCTATGGAGATAACTCTAAAGAGAGTCAAGACACTTCATCGTGCGCTTGAACTATCCGCTGAGTTCGATACGGATAATCCTAATGTAGATCAGTACGCTGGCTTAGCTGCTGACGTTACATTAGAAACTGAGCAGACCGCTCAAAAAACTGATGATGGTAGCCCTGTCTTAGATGACGACGGCAATCCAATCATGAACAACAACTATCGGTTGAAACGTGTTCTTCGTAAGAACGCTGACCACACGATAAACTAAGGGTCACGTTATGGTCTTAGTTTAATCGCTAAGACCATAACATTTAATTTAAAAACGCATGGGTACAGACTTACTATTAAGACGTGGCAAGGTGTCTGGTTTGGGTTGTGTAGACCTTACGCAAGGGAGCTTGGTAAGCGTACACAGTTATTCATTACCTATGTTGATCGCCTATGCGTTTATTCTTTTACCACTGGTAACAATAATGTAGCGATTGGTTATATGGCTGTAGAAACTATTAGATATAAGAAGTCAACCCTTCCGTATAAAGGGTTGACTGTAGTTTTAGGGAAGCCTTCACGCTTTGATCGTGCGCAATTGCTTAGCGGTTATGGAGGGCAGATGTTTTACAATGCGCTATCGCCCATACCGAGGCAGAGCGTAGACGTGTTTCTCGCTGATGCTGTGGTCAACGGTGAGGTTAAGTACCAAGAGGGTACGAAAGTTGTTCTACTGCTAGGGCAGAAGGCTTTAGACATGGTAGCACAAGGTGTCAGCATAGATGAACAACGTGGATGTCCTATCATCAAAGACGGTATCACATACGTTCCATCGTACGAGCCGCAGGAAGCGGTCGATAGACAGGCATACTTCAACCCTAACGACACAGATGATAGCAAGGGCGGTGATGATAAGGGACGGCATGGAAAAACCCGTAGACCGAATCGTAAGTTCTGGCTCACCCGTGACATAAAGAAAGCTGTCGGCTACCTGACACAGGAAGCTGTAGTAACCAAGGCGAAACATATCTTATGGCCTCGCGCTGCTGAAGTTATCAAGGTGCTTACCAACACAAAGGGCAAGCACATGTACTTTGACATTGAAACTAATCGTAACCTTGAGCTTACGTGTTTTGGATTTTCGTTTGATGACGCGACTGCGTGGTGTGTACCTATGGTGGTATCACCGAGAGAAGGTTACTACTACAGTGACACTCATAAGATTTTAGCTGCGCTTGCCGTGGCAATGCGTGACAACATAACTGTCATACACAACTCTCTGTTTGATTTGTTTGTTATGGCATACAAGTACGGTATCCCAGCACCTCGACGTGTGTACGATACCATGCTTGCACATCACAGATTATTTCCAGAAGTAGAAAAGTCGTTAGGTCACTGCCTATCGTTGTACACTGACCAGCCCTACCACAAGAACGAGGGCGTGTTCGATGCACGTGGGCTTGAGCAGCAGACACAGTTGTATGAGTACAATGCCAAGGATGTTATAAGCATGGCACTACTGCAGCCGCAGATAGATGCTACTGCAGCAAACTTCAAGGCAACTGAAAGCATACAACAGGTTAATGATAGCGTTGTACCATACCTGACTGCCATGTTGCAGGGCATACGTTACAAGGACGACAAGTTAGATGACATCATAGCTAACAACGACAGACATCAGAACGTGTTGCTGAGATTCCTACGATTACTTATAGGCAACGACCTTAACCCTAACAGTCCCAAACAAGTCGCTAACTATTTATATAACAAGTTAGGTTACAAACGTCCGTCGAAAGATATCACAAGTGAAAAGGCTTTGTTACAACTGAGGTTGTCGAATCCTGACAATCCTGTTATTAGTCTTATCCTACGCTATCGTTCACTTGCTAAAGAGAGTGGGCAGTTAAAGTTTCCAGAGTGGGTAGGTACAAAACCATTAGACCACAAGCGTATCACGACTGCGTACAATCTGGCTGGTACAACCTCATATAGATTAGCGTCACGGCGCTTGTTAGGTCAGTGGGGTACGAACATACAAAACTTTCCCAAGAAACTTAGGAAGCTGTTCGTTGCTGATCCCGGTAACGTACTTGTACAAGCTGACCAAGCTGGTGCAGAAGCACTCGTCGTTAGCTATCTATGTCGTGAAGGAAACTTTAGACGATTGTTTGCCAACGGAGTTAAGTCACACGTCTACGTTGCACTCAGATTGTTTGAAGATGTATGGGCTGCTGAGTTAGGTGAAAGTATAAAAGACTATTGCGAAGCTTCCGCTGCCGACTTAGTTAAGTTACCACGTTGGCAAGAACTCAAGACACTTATATCTTCCAGTGACAACTGGTCAGCAGACAAACGTTATTACTTCATGGCGAAGATGGTATGTCATGCCAGTAACTATGGAATGAAAGCACCTACGTTCCGTGTCAATGTATTACAGAAGTCAGGCGGTGCAGTAAACCTAACCAACAAACGTGCCACGTTCTTTCTCGAAACTTATCACAAACTGTTTCCAGAGATTCGGTTATGGCATAGAGAAACTATCGCAGAACTAAATCGTGGTAGAGTTTTACGTAACTTGTTTGGTTATCCTCGGATGTTTACACAACCAATAGAGCCGTCCATGTATAAGGAAGCTTACGCTTTTGTACCACAATCAACCGTAGGCTGCATAACTAACATGGCATTCACAGATTTATATAACCATCCACGGATACAAGAACTAAATGCAGACGTGCTACAGAATAACCACGACAGTGTTTTGTTGCAATGCGCTCCCGACGTTGCAACCGAAGTAGCTAAACTAGCTTGCATAGCATTGAACAGAGAAATGATTTCACCTTTTGGCGAAGTCTTTCACATGAAATCAGAGGCTATGATAGGCGAAAATTGGGGAGAGATGACAGACATATAAATGACGAACATAGAAAAATGGAGATACTTCTTAAAAGACTTAGAATCACCTGACCTGTTTATTGACTGGGGATTTTACAGTATGATATCAACAGCATTACAACGTAGGGTGTGGTTGTTTCCCGACACATTCACACTATACCCTAACTTGTTTGTGCTGTTAGTTGGGCCACCTGCTGCTGGCAAGTCGCGTGTTATATCACAGGTAAGTGAGCATATTAAAAATCCTGTGCTAATAGATCGCAAACCAAACAAGAAAGCTAACAAGGTAGACATCAAACCATTCTATCCACTGAGTGCTGATACCATCACACAGGAAGCGCTTGTACAATACATAGTGAAGGAGTGCGCACGAGATTTTCATTACATGGATGAGAACAACCAGAAGATGCGTTCCTCACATTTCTCTGTGGGTTTTATGATAGAGGAGTTGGGAGTGTTGTTACGCAAGAACACTGACAGCATAGTGAATATGCTTAACCAGTTTTACGATAGCCGTGACTACACATACAAAACTAAACACCAAGGCACAGACATTATCAAGAACGTATGCGTCAACATACTAGGCGGCACAACACCATCATTTATACGCACAGCTTTCAACGATCAGATTATATCACAAGGATTTACGTCACGTGTTATCATGGTGTATGGAGACAAGCCAAGATTCCTACGACAGTTTCCCGGTGTTACTGAACAGCAGAAAGCATGTAAGTCAGAGGTGCTGGCACACCTTAAAAAGTTAGCATCCATAGGTGGGCCGTTGACGTTAAGTGAGGAAGCTGCTGACTATCACAAAGAAGTTTACGAGAGCGGTCAGCTTACACAGAAGACACTAAACAAGGATCACAGGCTTGAAACATATTACGGACGCAAGAATGTACATTGGCTAAAGCTGTCTATGATAATGCACTTCGCCGATGGCACAGCATCAATGACAATCGAGCGCGATACAATGGAACGCGCACTGCGCTTGTTGGCACATACAGAGATTCGTATGCACGAAGCTTACACCGTAGCTGGTCGTAACGTGTTAGCCGAAATTCAACGCCGCATCTGCCAGTATATTATAGATAAGGGCGCAGAAGGTGCGTCATTTAAGAAGCTGCTTATCGTTTTCGTAGATGATCTGAGCCAAGAAGAATTAAGAACTTGCCTAGAGTTTTTACTTATGACAGAACAAGTGAGTTTTGATAGTCACACATACAATGCACTTGTAACTAAACCCGCTGACCCTACAGAATATTTATAACATGTTTAGAAAAAACACATACGAAACTACGGTTAATGTAATAAGAGCCGAGAAGTTAGATTTCATACATGACCGTGCTATATACTTTAGCGAAGAAAGCACTGCGATATACGAGGCTTACATTGATGGTGAGCCTGAGACAGGCGGTTATCGTACACAGGTTAGCCCAGCCCATACTGACTTAATGTTTGTAGATGAACATGGCAACACCGTAGAACTCACCGAAGAAGAATATAAAAAAGCAGAAGACTTAGCGTACTGTATAACAGAAGACCACGCACACGATTGTGCGTGGGAAGATCGCTATGACGAAAGGGATTAAACATGACACAGGCATACCTTATAGATAGCACAACTAAACTTGTTTCACAGGTGGAGGTTGACGGATACAAAGACATTCAAGAAAAGATTGGATGCGAATTATTCACAACGGCATGTAGCCTAGAAAATGGTGACACGTTGTTTGTAGATGATATGTCCTTGATAGATGGTAAGGAACATGACTTCTTTATGTTTGCTGATTATCCATCACCTATAGCAGGTAACGGATTGCTGGTAGGTACATCACGTAGCGGTGAAGAGAAGGATTGCGAAACGTCTATAGTAGATTGTGCAATGAAGGTACGTTGGCTAGAGAAGTTATAACTCTTCGTCTTCTTCCTCAACTTCAATGTCTTCCAACACTGTAGTAACAACACGGCGAGTTAGTACACCTATAATACTCTCGTATGATAAATCAAATTCGTTATAGTAACGGCCTATCAAACCTTCGAGATCATTGTAAAACATTTGCTGTTGATCTTTTTCGTCGTGTTGTTTTTCTTT